AACTTCATCACCAAGCCGCAGGGCCCGGCCGAGAACCGCCCGGGCTTCGAGTACATGCGCGCGGTCAAGGACTCGACCAAGAAGGTGCGGTTGATCCCGTTCACCTACTCGACCACGCAGACCATGGTGCTCGAGGTTGGCGCAGGTTATTTCCGCTTCCACACGGCAGGCGCCACCCTCCTGGCCGGATCGCCGGCCGCCTATTCGGCCAGCACCAACTACGTCGTCGGCGATATGTGCTCGAGCGGCGGCGTCAACTACTACTGCATCGCTGCGACCGTGGGCAACGCGCCGCCCAATGCAACCTACTGGTACACGCTGCCCGCCAGCGGCGAATACGAGATCCCGAACCCCTACGCCGAGGCCGACCTGTTCGACCTGCACTACGTACAGTCGGCCGACGTCCTGACCATCACCCACCCCAACTATCCGCCCCGCGAGCTGCGGCGATACGGGGCGACAAACTGGCAGCTGTCGACGGTTTCCTTTGCTGCCTCGATCGCCGCACCGACCGGGCAAAGCGCCACGCCCAACGCGACTGACACGACCTACACCTACAGCTATGTCGTCACGGCGATCGCGACCGATGGATTCAGCGAGTCCGAGGCATCGGCCGTGGCGACCTGCCAGAACAACCTGTTTACCACCGGACGCTGGAACACCATCGCCTGGTCGGCCGTTACCGGCGCCAGCCGCTACAACGTCTATAAGCTGCAGGGCGGCCTGTATGGCTACATCGGGCAGACAACTGGCCTGTCCATCGTCGACGACAACATCGCGCCCGACCTCGGCAAGACACCGCCAAACTACGAGAGCGTGTTCGCCGCGGCCGGCGACTACCCGGCGGCCGTGTCCTACTTCGAGCAACGTCGCTGCTTCGCTGGCACGGTCAACAAGCCGCAGAATATCTGGATGACGCGCTCGGGTACCGAGTCGGCGATGTGCTACTCGCTGCCGATCCGGGACGACGACCGCATCGCCTTCCGCGTGGCCGCGCGCGAGGCCAACACGATCCGGCATATCGTGCCGCTTTCCGGCCTGATGCTGCTCACCAGCTCGGCCGAGTGGCGCGTCACCTCGGTCAATTCCGACGCCATCACGCCCAGCACGATCAGCGTGCGCCCGCAGTCCTACATCGGCTCGTCCAACGTGCAGCCGGTCATCATCAACAACACCCTGATTTACGGGGCGGCGCGCGGCGGCCACGTGCGGGAAATGGCCTACAACTGGCAGGCCAGCGGCTACCTCACGGGCGACCTCAGCCTGCGCGCACCGCACCTGTTCGACACCTTCGACATCGTCGACATGGCCTACGCCAAGGCGCCACAGCCCATCGTGTGGTTCGTCAGCACCAGCGGCAAGCTGCTGGGCCTGACCTACGTGCCAGAGCAGCAGATCGGCGGCTGGCACTGGCACGACACCGATGGCGTGTTCGAGTCGTGCGCCGTGGTGGCCGATGGCAAAGAGGACGTGCTCTACTGCGTCATCCGCCGCTCGGTCAATGGCACCAGCGTGCGCTACGTCGAGCGCCTGCATACGCGCCAGTTCACCGCGCAGGCCGACGCCTTCTTCGTCGACTGCGGCCTCACCTACCAGGGCGCGCCGGCTACGGTCATCACCGGCCTGTCGCACCTCGAGGGCAAGACCGTCAGCATCCTCGCCGATGGTGCTGTGCATCCGCAGCGCGTGGTAACGTCCGGGCAGATCACCCTCGACGCTGCTGCCAGCACGGTGCACGTCGGCCTGCCGATCACCGCCGACTTGCAGACGCTGCCGATCGCCGCGCAGGTCGACGGCGGCTTCGCCCAGGGGCGCGTGAAGAACGTCAACAAGGTATGGCTGCGAGTGTACCGCTCGAGCGGGATCTTCGTCGGGCCGCAGTTCAGCAACCTCACCGAGGCCAAGCAGCGCACCACCGAGCCGCCCGGCACGCCGCCCGCGCTCAAGACGGACGAGATTGAAATCACCATCATGCCGTCGTGGCAGAACGGCGCGCAGATTTGCGTGCGCCAGGCCGACCCGCTGCCGCTCACCGTCATCAATATGACGGCCGAGATTGCGCTGGGCGCGTAGGGTGCTTGTGCCCCGCAGGGGTGCGCGTAGCGCGTAGCGGCCTCGCTACCTTACCGCCATGACCATCGGCACCGCCTCCATCGCCCTGCAGGCCGCAGGCCTCGCCGCCAGCACGGTCGGCAGCTACTACTCGGCCAAGGCGCAGAAGCGCCAGCTCGCGTTCGACGCCAGCATGGCCGACATCAACGCGCGCATCTCCGAGCTGGGCGCGCAGTCCGCGCTCGATCAGGGGCAGCGGCAGGTCGGCGCGCTGACCATGCAGGCCGGGAATCTGAAGAGCCGCCAGCGCGCCGCGATGGCCGCCAACGGCATCGACCTCGGCGAAGGCAACGCCGCCGAGATTCAGGCCTCGACCGCGATCATGTCGGAGATGGACAAGAACACGCTGGAAGCCAACGCCGTGCGCACCGCATGGGGCTATCGCACCCAGGGCGTGAACTTCCAGAATCAGGCCGTGATGGACCGCGCCACCGCCGGAGCCATCAGCCCGTTCGGGGCAGGCGTCTCGTCGCTGCTGACGGGTTCCGGCCAGGTGGCAAGCAACTGGTATGCGCTCAAGGATGGGGCAATCTAAATGCCGACCGTCCCCACCTACGACAGCCCGCAGGTAACGCCCAACACGCTGCCGCAGGGCCGCTTTGCCGCGCCCGAGATGCCTGACATTGCTGACAGGCAGACGCAGCAGATGGGCGAGGGCCTGATGCAGGCCGGCGGCGCGGCCGGGCGCATCGCGGCGGACATGCAGAACACCGCCAACAAGGTACGGGTTGACGAGGCAAATACTTCTTTGGTGAAGCAGGCCACCGCGCTCAAGATCGAGGCGATGTCGCTGCAAGGCAAGAACGCGCTGGAGAGGCCGGACGGTCAGGCGCTGCCTGACGAATACTCCAAGAAGCTCCAGCAGTCTATCGACGAGATCGAATCCGGCCTCGGCAACGACGCGCAGCGCGCCGCCTTCAGGCAGCAGGCGTCGGCGCTCGGGATTCGGCTATACGGCACGCTCTCCGAATACATGGTGCAGCAGCAGGGCAAGTACCGCGAGGAGGTGTGGGACGGCAAGGCGTCGGCTGCGGTGCAGCGCGGGACACTGCTCTACGGCGACGCCTCAGAGCGCGCGGCGGCGGCTTCCGACATCAACGCGGTCGTCGACGACATGAAGGCCGCGAATGGGTGGGATGCCGGGGAAGCCGAGAAGCAGCGCATCGCCATGCTGACGCCGCTGCACGCCGGGATCACCAAGGCGCTGCTGCAGGCGGGCGACGCGCAGGGAGCGAAGGCCTACTACGACGAGCACAGCGCCGAGATGACGCTGCAGTCGCGGGCGGCGCTGCAGGACGCGCTCAAGGGCGGAATCGACCTGCAGACCGCGATGGCGCACGCCGATTCGATATGGGGAGAGATCGGCCCGAAGTCGGCCAATGATCCGGTCAACATCTTCGACATGGAGCAGCGCATGCGGGCCGACCTGTCCGGCAACCCCGACGCGCTCACCAAGGGAATCGCCGAGCTCAGGAGCCGCGCTGCCGCGTTCAACGCCCAGCAATCCGAGCAGAAGGCGCAGGCAGTATCATCGGTGTGGAAGCTGCACGATTCCGGCATTCCGCTGTCCCGCATCCAGCAGTCGGACGCCTGGCTGGCGCTGACCGGCAACGAGCAGCATTCGATCATCCAGGGGATCGAGAGCGAGGCGGCTACGCAGGCGTCACGTGCGGCGTCCAACTCGGCGCGCCAGCTGAGCGACATGCAGCGCGGCGAGAAGCTGGCGTTCCTGAAAAACGGCGACGAATTCCTGACCGCGACCGATCCCGACGTGCTGGCGAAGATGAGCCGCGCGCAGGTCGAGGCCATGCGCAGCAAGTTCGGCATGGAAGCCACGCAACACCTGCTGTCCAAATGGGACGCCTTGCAGCAACCTGGCAAGCTGCCTGAGGCGCGCATGGATGCCCAGGATTTCAACCAGGTTGCCGACAGCCTCGGCCTCCACCCCTACGCGAAAGGGCAGGACGAGGACGCCAAGCGCAAGCTCGGCACCCTGCAGTTCCGCGTGGAACAGCTCATCGACTCCACGCAGCAGCAGGTCAAGCGCCCGCTCACCCGCGACGAGAAGATGACCCTGATGCGCACCGAGATGGCGAAGACCGTCACCGTTCCCGGCTGGTTAAGCGACTCGCAGGTTCCGGTGATCCAGCTCGACGCCGCGCAGGCCGCGAATGTCTCCGTACCAGCGTCCGACCGTGCGCAGATCGTGCAGGCACTGCAGGCAAAGTACAAGCAGAACCCGGCAAACCCACTGTATGCCCCCACCGAGGCGAACGTGAAGCGCCTGTACCTGATGGGAAAATCGCGCGCGGGAGCCTTGGTTGGACAATAAGTATCTCGACCTGCTGGGCCAGCAGGAACCCGCCTCGCCGGCCGCCGGGAATCCGTACATTGATGCGCTGGACGCGCAGGAGAGAGGGCAGACGACCGCGCTGCGCGCATCGGCAACGCTCAACGCGACCGGAAACCCTGACGAGATAGCGCGCCAGAAGCGCGTCGCAGACCTGCTCGGTTCGCCGCTCGCTGCGGTTCAGGCGCTGCCGCAGGATGCCGACCGCGCGGTCAAGCTGCGCGAGCTGGAGCAGAACACCGCCAACGCCCCGGTGCTGCGGCAGAAGTACACAGACGCTGACTTCATGGCGCTGGCGCACGACAACAGCGGCAACCTGAGCGGCATCGAGCGGCTGCTGAGCACCGCAGGATCGACCCTGCGTGCCATTCCTGCCGGGCTGCAGAAGATGGCCGGCAACACCGTCTACGGCGGCGGCCAGCTTGCCAGCGCGCTGATGAGCGAATACGTCACCGGCCCGCTGCACGACATGGGGGTGGGTGCGCGCGACCCGTTCGCCGCCATCGCCGACAAGTTTGCCGGCTGGCGCAAGAGCGCCCTGGCAGCGGGCGACTGGATCGCCGGTGACAATCAGGACAACTGGGTCGCGCAGTCCGTCGTTTCGGGCGGCGAGTCGCTGGGCCGCATGCTTCCCGGCCTGGCTGCGTCCGTCATCACCAAGAACCCGCAGTACGCCCTGTTATCTGGCGCACTGGATCAGGGTCTGAGTTCGTCGTCAGCGGCGCTCGACGCCGGCAAGCCCGCAGCGCAGGCGCTGGCCTATGGCGCAGAAGACGCGGCGGCAGAGTACGCCACCGAGCTGCTGCCGATGCACTATCTCATCAAGGACCTGAAAGCCGGGGCGCCGTTCTGGAAGCTGCTCGGCCACCAGGTCGCAACCGAGCTGCCGACCGAACTGGTGGCGACCCCATGGCAGGGGTTCAACGAGTGGGCGAACATGCATCCCGAGCAGTCGTTCGGGGATTTTCTGCAGACGCTGCCGGGCTCCGAAGCGCAGACCGCCATCTCGACCCTCACCACCACCCTGCTCACCGCCGGTTTCGGCAAGGCCATCCATGTCGCCGCCACGCGCGGGCAGAAAGCCCAGGATGCCGACCAGGGCGCGGCGCTGATCGACAACCTCAACCAGCTGGCGGGCGCCGATAAGCTGCTCAAGCGCGACCCCGCCACGTTCGAGCAGTTCATCGCCGACGCCGCCAACGACGGCCCGGTGCAGCAGGTTTTCATCGACGCCAAGAGCCTGATGCAGTCCGGTCTCGGCGGCGAGCTGGCGAAGGTTTCGCCCGCCGTCGCCTCCCAGCTCGACACCGCCCTCGCCACCGGCGGACAGGTCGCCATCCCGATCGAGGAGTACGCCGCGCGCGTCGCGCCGACCGAGCTGGCGCCGCAGCTGCTCGACCACCTGAAGACCGAGCCGGACGGATTCAGCCGCGCCGAGGCGCAGCAATACATGCAGAGTGAGGCAGCGCAAGAGTTGCAGGCGCACATCGAGCGCGCCATGACAGAGAAGCAGGACGACGATTCATTCAAGGCGTCCGCTGAGGCGGTCAAGGCCAACATCAAGGGCCAGCTCGACACTGCGGCGCGCTTCACCCCGCAGGTGAATGATCTTTATGCTGCGTTGCATGGGAACTTCTACGCCGTGCAGGCCGCGCGGCTTGGAATCACGCCGGAAGAGTATTACCAGCGCTATCCGCTGAAGGTGGGGGCGGAGAGCGTGGCGGGGCAGCAGTTCGACCAGTCACAGAATGGATCGGTCACGCTTCGCGCCTTTGCGAACAAAGGGCACGACAAGGCCATTGTCGCGCAGGCGCTTGTAGATCGTGCTGGCGCCGACGCCAAAAACCTTACCGATGTCCTTGTAGGTGAGGCCGGCCGCTCTGAGTCTGACCGCCTCGGAAGTGTCCCAACGCTCGCGCCCGTGCTCGCGCATATGCGTCGCGCTGTTCTCGATGACCCGAAGATTCTCGACGCGGTTGTCGGTTCTGTTCCCATTGACGTGGTGAACAACCTCTTCGGGTCTAAGGACGCGGCCAAGGTGGCGCTCCATGATGAGGCGATGCTCAAGAATAGTCCTGCATTCAATGCTGACTTGCCGGTATCCGGTGCTCTTGGAGACGCATCCAACCCGGTTGGTCTTCTTGTTCGCCAAGCTGCATTCGAGGCTGCAAAAATTGCGCGCGTAGCGTTTGGCGCGGGAGGGAGTCTTGAGGGCAGTAGCACCGCAGTGGGCGCAAATGATGGGCATAGTTTTAGCCAAGGCATTACTCCAAGGGCGACCTATTCGCCGTCGCAGAATCTTATCACATTGTTGCGTGGCGCTGATTTAAGCTCTTTTTTGCACGAATCCGGCCATGCCTTCCTCGAAATGCAGTTCGACATGGCGAGCCGCCTGCAGCAGGAGGCGCAGGCCTTCGGCGTCGACGGCATGAAGCCCGGCGAGCGCGAGCTGCTGGCCGACACTGACGCCCTGCTCAGGTGGTTCGGCGTGCGCGACCTGGCTGAGTGGCACAACCTCGACTTTGAGGAAAAGCGCGTTTACCACGAGCAGTTCGCGCGCGGCTTCGAGGCCTACCTGTTCGATGGCAACGCACCCAGCATCGAGTTGCATGGGATGTTCCAGCGCTTCCGCGCGTGGCTGCTCAACGTCTACAAGACCCTGAAGGAGCTCAACGTCGAGCTTACCGACGAGGTGCGCGGGGTGATGGATCGCATGCTGGCGTCGACCGAGGAGATCCAGCTGGCCGAGCAGGCGCGCTCGATGATGCCGCTGTTCGCGTCGCCCGAGCAGGCCGGCATGACGCCCGAGGAATTCGCCGCCTATCAGGCTCTTGGCGTCGACGCCACCAACGAGGCGGCGCAGGACCTTCAGGCGCGCGGGCTGCGCGACATGCAGTGGCTGCACAACGCGCGCGGGCGCATGGTGAAGAAGCTGCAGAAGGAATCCGCGGCGCGGCGCGCCGAGGTGCAGATGGACGTGCGGCGCGAGGTGATGAGCCAGCCGCTCTATCGCGCGTGGGACTTCCTCACCCGCAAGCTGGGCGCCGAGGACAGACTGCCGGGCAAGGCCAAGGGCGACCCGGATGTTCTCGACCCGACGCGCGACTCGCTATTCGCCGCCATCGCCAAGCTGGGCGGCATCCAGAAGGACAAGGCGGTCGCTGAATGGGGCGTCGACGCCAAGGGCAAGCCGCAATCCGGCGTGTTCGGCAAACCGGTGTGGCGCCTCGACGGCGGCATGCCGCTCGACCTCATGGCCGAGGCGCTGGCCCGTCACGGCTACCTGGAAGCCGACGAGCACGGCAAGCTCGACCTGCAGCAGTTCTATGCCCGCTTCACCGAGGAGCTGGGCGGCAATCCGCAGTATTCGAACGCCTACGACTACGGCGCCGAGGACGCGCCGCCGGTCGCCAACCCCGACGCGCTCACTGCCGGTCGCCTCGACCTCGGCGCGCTGGAAGGCATGGGCCTGCCGGCGGAAGTCGTCAACGCCCTCAAGGCGCGGCGCATGACCGCCAAGGAAGGGCTGGCTCCAGACCTGGTGGCGGAGATGTTCGGCTTCACCTCGGGCGACGAGCTGGCGCGCAAGCTGGCGGCGGCCGAGACGCCCAAGGATACGATCAACGCCCTCACCGACGTGCGCATGCTCGAGGAGCACGGCGAGCTCGCCACGCCCGAGGCGATCGAGCGTGCGGCCGACAAGGCAATCCACAACGACGTGCGCGCCCGCATGGTGGCGACTGAGGTCAACGCCATGGCGAAGGCCACCGGCCAGCGCAAGGTACTCGCCAGCGCCGCCAAGGAATTCGCCCGGGCGATGATCGCTCGCCTCAAGGTCCGCAACATTTCGCCCGGGCAGTACGCCAACGCGGAAGTGCGCGCCGCCAAAGCCGCCGAGAAGGCAAGCCGCGCCGGCAAGCTGGCCGAGGCGGCAAGCGAGAAGCGCAATCAGATCATCAACCTGTACGCCACCCGCGCGGCCTACGACGCGCAGGATGAGGTCGACTCAGGCCTGCGCTACTTCAGGAAATTCGACAGCGCGGCCGTGCGCAAGGGCCTCGACGCCGACTACACCGACCAGATAGACGCCCTGCTGGAACGCTTCGACGTGCGCAAGATCAGCAACAAGGCCGTCGACCGCCGCGCGGCGTTGGCAGACTGGATCCAGTCGCAGCGCGACAAGGGGCTGGAACCAGACATCCCGACCGAGCTGGTCGACGCTGCCTTCCGCAAGTCGTACAAGGACATGACGCTCGAGGAATTCCGCGGCCTGGTCGACACGGTCAAGCAGATCGAACACCTCGGCCGGCTGAAGAACAAGCTGCTGACGGCGGCCGGCCAGCGCGACTACGAGGCCGCGCGCGATGAAATCGTCGCCAGCATCGAGGCGCACGCCCAGGGCAGGCAGGCCGACACCCGCACGCCGACCACGAACATGGGGCGCGCGCTGCAGGGGCTCAAGCGCTTTTGGGCGTCGCATATCAAGGCCGCGACCTGGGCGCGCGTGATGGACGGCGGCAAGGACGGCGGGCCGATGTGGGAATACTTCATCCGCAGCGCCAACGAGCGCGGCGACATGGAGACGGCCATGCGCGCCGAGGCCACGGCCAAGCTGTCGGCGGTCCTCGATCCCGTGTTCAAGCTGGGGCGCATGGGTGGCGCCGGGCAGTTCTTCCCGTCTATCAATCGCAGCCTCAACCGCGAGGCGCGGCTCGCCATCGCGCTTAACACCGGCAACGCCGGCAACCTGCAGCGCCTGCTCGGCGGCGAAGGCTGGAACATGCAGCAGCTCATGCCGGTGCTGCAGTCGCTCACCGCGCAGGAATGGCACGCCGTCCAGGCCGTGTGGGACCACTTCGAGAGCTACCGCCCGCAGATCGCCGCCAAGGAGCGCCGCATCTACGGCAAGGAGCCCGATTGGGTCGCGCCGCAGGCATTCAGCGTGAAGACGGCGGACGGTGAATCCGTCGAGCTGCGCGGCGGCTATTACCCAATCAAGTACGATCCAGCTGCCAGCCAGCGCGCCGAGGAGCACGCCGATGCCGAGAGCGCCAAGCGCCAGCTGCAGGGCGCCTATACCACGTCCACCACGCGCCGCAGTTTCACCAAGGCACGCGCCGAGGAGGTCAGCGGGCGTCCGCTGCTCTACACGCTGGCCGGCATGTATTCCGGAGTAAACGACGTCATTCACGACCTGTCGTGGCACGAGTGGTTGATCGACGCCAACCGGCTGCTGCGCTCGCACAGTATCGACGATGCCATTCGCCAGCACTACGGCCCGGCTGCCAAGCAGCAGTTCAAGAGCTGGGCGGCCGACATCGCCGAGGGCGAGAAGGGACACGACGCGGCGGTCGACATCGCGCTGTCGCGCCTGCGCCAAGGGGTGAGCGCGTCCGGCCTCGGCTTCAACGTGATGAGCGCGCTGATCCAGCCGCTTGGCATCACGCAGTCGATCACGCGTGTCGGTGCGCCGTGGATCGGGCGCGGGGTGATGAAGTACCTGGCGCACCCGGTCGACCTCACGCGCCAGGTCAACGAGCTGTCGAGCTTCATGGAGAACCGCGCGCGTACCCGCTTCCGCGAGATCAACGAGCTGCGCAACAAGGTGCAGAGTGCCAACAAGCTAGTGGGGAAAGCAGACGAATTCGTCGGGAATTACGCCTATTTCCTGATGATGCGCTGCCAGCAGATGGTCGACGTGCCGACGTGGTGGGGCGCCTACGAGAAGGCCATCGGCGAGGGCAACGAAGACGAGCGCGCGATCGCGCTGGCCGATCAGGCCGTCATCGACTCGCAGGGCGGCGGCATGACCAAGGACCTGTCGGCGATCGAGCGCGGCGGCCCGGCGCAGCGGCTGTTCACCGTGTTCTATTCGTTCATGAACACCGCGCTCAACATCGGCGTCGACAAGACCATGAGCGCCGACACACCGGCCAAGCGCGCCAAGCTGGCGGTCGACTACGCCATGCTCTACGTGGTGCCGGCCGTGTTGGGCTACTTCCTCAAGGCCATGCTGACGCCCGGCGGATCGGGCGACGACGACCCCGAGAAGATCGCCAAGCGCCTGCTCGCCAACGAGATCGACTACCTGATGGGCCTGATGGTCGTGGTGCGCGAGTTCGGCGAGGCCGCCAAGACCGTCACCGGCGCCAACGATCTCGGCCGCGACTACACCGGGCCGGCCGGCCTGCGCCTCGTCGCGGACGTCGGCAAGCTGGCGAACCAGGCGCACCAGGGCGAATTCGACGACGCCTTCCGCAAGGCCTCGGTCAACGTCATCGGCGACCTGTTAGGCCTGCCCAGCGCGCAGGTCAACCGCACCATAACCGGCGCGCAGGCGCTGGCAGAGGGCAAGACCGAGAACCCGGCGGCGCTCGCCTTCGGCTTCCAGGAGCGGCACTAAGGGGTGCGCGTATCGCCCGCGCGGCTGCATAGCATTCGCGCAGGAGATAAGCCATGTCGATCAGCAGCACAACCCGCAAGGCTGGGCCATACAACGGCAACGGTGCCACGGTTGCGTTCCCGTTCGCGTTCAAGGTTTTCGGGGTCGACGACGTGGTGGTGGTCAAGACCAGCGCGGCGGGCGTCGAGTCGACGCTGGCGCGCACCACCGACTATACCGTCAGCCTCAATGTCGATCAGGATGTATCGCCGGGCGGCACGGTAACGTGCCTGGTCGCCCCTGCAACGGGTGAACTACTGACGCTCACCTCGGCCGTCGCCGGGGTGCAGCCGGTCGACCTGACCAACATGGGCGGCTACTACCCGGCCGTCATCAACGCCGCACTGGATCGCCTGACGATCCTGTTCCAGCAGGTATCCGAAGAAGTCGGCCGCGCGGTGAAGACCGGGATTTCCAGCGGCGTTGACCCCGCCACGCTGGTCAATACCCTGATCGCCAATGCAACGGCAGCAGTGGCCTCGGCGTCTTCCGCAGCGTCATCCGCTTCGACCGCGAGCACGGCTGCCGGCACCATCGCCGGGTTCGAGAACAAGGGCGCGTGGCTGACCGGAACAGCGTACGCCAAGAACAACCTGGTGCAGGACAGCGGCAATACCTATATCTGCCTGGTCGCACACACTTCCGGCACGCTCAACACCGACATCGGCGCCGGGAAGTGGGCGATCTTCGCGCAGAAGGGTACGGCGGGCGCTGGTTCCGGCGACGTAGTGGCAGCGAACAACCTGTCGGAATACACGGCAACGGCTGCGATCGCGCGCGCCAACCTTGGCCTCGGCGCTGCAGCAGTCAAGGCGGTGGGCGGGTCCAACGTGGCCGATGTCCCGACCAACGCCGACGTGCGCGGCAAGCAGACAATCTCGATTCCGGCCGGCGCGCTGCGCCCGCGTCTCGAAACCGGAAAGGGTGCATCGGCCCTGGCGACGACGACCGGCACGACCGGGCAGCCTGATGTTCCGTATCTGGCATTCGATCCCGCGACACCGCAGTATGCCGGCATCGTCGTCGCCATGCCGAAGAGCTGGGACCTCGGCAACGTCACCGCTTCGTTCCAGTGGCGCCGCGCTGCCGGCACGGCAGGCGGTAACTGCGTGTGGGGCATGCGGGCTGTTGCCATCCAGGACAACGTCAACCCGGCCGCGAACTTCGGCGCCGAAGCGACCGTCATCGACGCGGCCAGCGTTACGACGGCGAACTTCAATCTGTCCGGAGAAACGGGAAACTGCACGGTGGGCGGCACGCCGACCGCGCTCAACCTCGTGTTCTTCGAGTTCTTCCGCAAGGCTGACGATGCAGTAAACGACACGCTGGCCGACGCCTCGTGGCTGTCTTCCGTGCGCCTGCACTACAACACCAACGCGAACACCGATGCTTGATCTGACTAGCCTTGTGGGGTTCGGAGCCGCTGACGCGGGAGCTGTTCATTTGCATTGGAGGCTGCGGGCCACCAATGCCGCGAATTCATTTTTTAATGCGTCTGAAATCGAGCTCCGCGCTCAGCCTGGCGGCGCTGACCAGTGCAACGGCGGGACCGCTTCTGCATCCTCAACGGCATACGGGACACCGGACGGGGCTTTTGACAACAGCACAGGGCAGTGGACATCAAATAGCCCGCTTCCTCAGTGGATCGCTTACCAGTTCGTAACTCCCGTCACCGTGCGGCAAGTGTCGCTCACCTGTGCGACTCATTTCCTGAGTGCTCCGCTTGCAAGCCCAACCGCGTTCGATCTTCAGTGGTCTGATGATGGGTCTGCGTGGTTCACGCTGCAAAGTTTTGTCGCGTCGTGGTCAGGGGCGAGTCCCGAGACAAAGACATTTGATGTGACCGTCTAGAGGAAACTATGCGCTATACCTTCGTGAAACCAGACGGAACCCTCGGCCAGTCGCAGGACTTCCCCGGCGCAGCGCCCGCCATCGCTGCCAACAAGGGGCGCTGGCTTCCCGACACGCCTCCCTCCTACGACCCTCTGGTCTACACCATCGCGCCGGTGATGCCGGTCCCGGCGAACGCGACCTCGATCGGCTATACGCAGACCATCCGGCCGGCCGCCGACGTGCTGGCCGACAAACTGGCGCAGCTGGCGGCGCTGCGTTTCCAGAAGGAAACCGCAGGCATCGTCGTCGGCGGCGTCAGCATCAAAACAGACCGCGAATCGCAGGCCCTGATAAACGGCGCCTACAACAGCCTGAAGAATGGCCTGCTCTCCAGCATCGACTGGAAAGGCGCGAACGGCTGGGTGACGGTCACGCTGGCCCAGCTCGATCCGATCGCGCAGGCCGTCGCCTCGCACGTGCAAGCCTGCTTCACCCGTGAGCGGCAGCATAACGACGCGATCCAGCTGGTCGTCAACAACCAGGTGCAGGTATCTGCCTATGACATCACGACGGGGTGGCCGGCATGATCGCCTTCGTCTTTTCCTACTTTGCGCTGGCCTACTTCACTTGGGTCTGCTTCCTTGCTGCCATGAGCCTAATCGCAGCGAAGAAGGCCGGGAAGCTGCCGATTGCAGCTGAAATCCTTGGCTGGCCGCTCATCGTTGTCGGCGGATTCTCCGACTTCCTACTCAATATCGCATCGAGCGTGCTGTTCCTCGAGCTGCCGCGCGAGTGGTTCCTGACTCAACGATGCAACCGCCACCTGCGCGATTCAAGCGGGTGGCGTCGACTACGCGCGCAACAGATATGCAGCAACCTGCTCGACCCGTTCCAGATCGGCGGGCATTGCAACTATGGGAACCGATGACTGCACGACCGAATCGCCGCCGCACAGATCCGGAAGACTCCGAGGCACACGTCCACCGGCGCACCACGGACTCTGACGCCGTGCTGCATCTGCATTCTCGGGTCGCAGATTGCGAGGATTCCATCGTCAAGCTGCTGGAAAGTCACCGCGAAATGGCCGAGAACATGAAGCTGCTGACCGACAACATAGGGCGGGTGGCCGATGCGCTGGAAACCTGGAGCAACGTCAAGGGGTTTTGGGCCGTCATGAAGTTTGCCAGCTCGGCAGTCAAGACGCTGTGGCCTATCGCCGCGTTCTTCGCCGCGATCTGGCTTTTCATCAAGACCGGACGCTGGGTATCTGGAGGGTAGACAGATGCGGCTTATCAACGACTGGAAGCGGGTAGCGCGCAAGGCTTGGAGTGCTCGGTTGCTGTACCTGGCTTCCGTGCTGTCTGGTGTTGAGGCCGTTTTACCTCTCTTCTCAGATGCAGTGCCGCGTGGCCTGTTCGCAGCACTCACGCTTTTGGTCGTCATCGGCGCGCTGATTGCGCGCTTCACCCTGCAGAAGGAATTGCACGATGAACCTTGAGGTTAAGCAGTTCAATTATCTTGCGTGGCTGACTGGTGTGGCCGTTGTGGTGCTACTTGGCGGCGCAGTTTGGGCGCTGGTGATGCAGCAGATTACTTTTGCGGTGTTTGCTGCAACGGTCGGCTCGCCTGTTTCTGCCCTGGTTGGATGGGCTGCGCGCGGTGCGGTCATCTCGACAGGTGGCACGCCATGATCCGCCAGCGCCTGCCGATCGCGGCCCTGGTGCTATCGGCCTCGGCCCTCGTCGGTATCGCGCTCAATGAGAGCTATACCGATCAGGCCGTCATTCCCGTGAAGGGCGACGTGCCTACCATCGGGTTCGGCACGACTGATGGCGTCAAGATGGGTGACAAGACCACGCCACCCCGCGCGCTGGTCCGCCTGCTGGGTGACGCCGACCAGTACGCGCAAGCCGTGAAGCGATGCGCCCCGGTGCCGATGTACCAGTACGAGTTCGACGCCTACGTGAGCCTCGCCTACAACATCGGCCCGACCGCGTTCTGCAATTCCACCCTGCGCACCAAGCTGGCAACACTCGACTACGCTGGCGCGTGCGCGCAGATTCTGCGCTGGGACCGCTTCAAGGGTCGCCGCCTGGCTGGCCTGACCAAGCGCCGGCAGCACGAGTACCAGCTTTGCATGGGTGAATCATGAAAGGGTGGATCGCTCAAAACCGGGTTTCGCTGATTCTGTTCGCGCTGCTGCTTGCCGGTGCCGCTACCGCATGGTCGCTGTGGCCGCGCGAGAAGCCGGCCGTTGGAGTATCGGCGCCATTGAAAGTCGCCAAGGAGGCAAAGGGCGAAATCAAGGTCAAGTGGCGGACCAAGTACGTCTACGTCTACCCGGACAGGGTGAAGAAGAAGCTGAATCTTCCGGCCCCTGTTGTTGATGACCCGGACAAGAAAGTCATCGCCACCGGCAAGCTGGACGCCGAGGATCGGCCCTACACGCTGTCCGCGGTGCTCGATTCGCAGACAGGAGAAAGCCAGGTCTATGCGCGCCCCGATCCGCTGCCGTGGCTCGGGCCCGGAAAGCACGGCGCTGTAGGTGTCGCATATGGTCCGTCGAACGAAGGGCTGACCATGAAGCTCTACGGCTACCGCGACCTGCTGCAGATCAAGGCACTTCACGCCGGCGCGCGCGCCGAGCTCGACGACCACGGCCAGCGTTTCATCGGCGGTTACCTGGAGTGGAGGTTCTGATGATCCGGGTTTCATGCCGCGCCTGCCTTGCGTTTCGCCTGCTGCTGGACTGCAAGGAAGACGACCCCGCTATAGCGATCGTCAAGCGGCACATGAAGGCGGCAGCCATGAATGCCGCCCTCGAACTCAAGCGCCTGGATACCGGGTACCAAGTCGACCTCGATGTCGATTACCTGGTGGCGTATGAGGAACCATCTTACGAAAACGCCCGCTGAACTTACAAAGTTAGCGGGCGCTGGCGACGGGACGGCCGGCATCGAGGTCCAGCAGCTTCCGCTTTGCCTCGATCAAGTCGTGGCCAAGGTTGATGCGCTGGCAATCGGTTAGGGTAATGAGTTCTTCAGCGGTCAGGAACATCGCCGTCCTCCAGTAATTCCCACCAGCAGCGCCAGAGAATTGCGTGCCTTCAGGTACTGCTCGCCCCCGCGCTGTTTCAGATTCTTCCGGTAGCGCTTCGACCACACCGAATAGCCTTCAGCTTTGGGCCGCTTGGCGTTCTCGCCTGGCGTGATCGAATAGACCGGGATGGCACGGCCATCGGTGTTGCGCAGGTAGCGCACCACCCTGACCAGTTCGGCGTCACGCAGGCGAGCGAGCTTCCGGCTGATCCAATCGTGCGATTCGTGCCCGAGGATGTCGGCCAGGTCGCTCGGCGGCATGTCGCCGTCCGCTTCGAGAGCGGACAGGAGGCGGCGGTCGGTTCGGGTGATTTTCATACAGCCCCCACCCTCGGCAGGCTCTTGTGCAGGCCCTCCAGTATCTTCGACCATCCGATTCGCGCCTTCCACGGCTGGCCGTCGACGTGCACCTTGTAGCAGTCGCGGCGGCTGGTGCGGTAGAGGTCGAGTGTGTGGACGCGCTCGCCGAAGTCGTAGTCGGTGATGACGATGCGGCGGCGCAGTTCAGGCAACGTAGGTGGATAGTCAGGTGCGGGACGCGCCATCCTGGCTGCGTCCTTCCCGGCCTGCATGCGGGCCAGCGTTTCCTTGCTGCGGCGGGTTTTTCTGTAGGGCATACCTTGCACGCTCCGTCTAATACTTGTTATACGGCTTCAGCCAGCGCATCGTGAACAGTCGGCCTAAACACCACCACCGCATTGGGGAATGGTGCGCTATTTTCAGATCCGCCAAACTTCAGCCGCCCTTTTACAAAAAACACTTCGCCCTTGGCGCAGTAGTCGTGCCACCACCGCGTATCTACCCGCGCCGGGAGCAAGCAAACCACCGTTGCACCGTTCTCTTTGGCGCTGCGGTAGGCTTTCGAAACCCAGGCGGCAATCTCTCTGCCGTAGGGCGGGTTCATCCAGCACACGCCGCGCCAGTCCTGTTCAAGCCCGTTGCTGTCCGGGGTGTAGTAACTGCCACACTTCGCGTTTTCCGGCAGGGCGCACACGTCCAGGTCAAACCGAAACACCCGGTTCAGGCGGTCAAAAAACTCTTGTGGGGTGGCCCACATATCGGTCTTGCTGCTAAACATCAGGTCGTTGTTCATAGTCATCCAAAAAGCCGTATAACACGGCGTGCAAGCGGGACGCGCGAAAAGCCGCGCGCCCCTTCACTTTGCGTTAGGCGTCATGCTTAGTTGCCTTCGCTATCGCCAGCCTCAATTCCTTGTGCGCCTCGCTTTGGATGCTCAGTGCGTTCACCTTTATCGCTGCGGCCAGCAGTTCAGGCGCTGCCGCGATCAATGCCGCATCAGGGCCGGTGAAATTGCCGTTGCTGTCTCGCGCTCCAGTTCCTTCGCAATCCTGGCATTTTCTGTCTAGCCACACGCAGCGCGGCGAGCAACTATGCTCAGGCCACACGCCGTATTCAACGGCTTGCTGGCATTCATGTTCGCAATCTTTATGCTTTTCCATTTTTCACCTTTCCGCCGTGCCTAACACGGCATCCAAGCGGACTGCTTCGCAGCCGCTTAATTTTGTTCGTTGGGCGCCTGTAGCGCGTGGTTTGCGCGGGCCTTTGCCCATCGCACGAATTCCTCTGGTCGTGCCAGTTCCTCCCACTTCCGCCAGTCGGCATTAACAATGCCTCTCAGGGTCTCGCTCATCCGCTCAATGTCTGCCTTCGCTGCCCGCATGGCTCTCCCTGCTGCCTCCACATCGTCAATGCTTCGGCTGAGTGCGTGGCATTCAAACTGATCAGCCAGCGCGCCCAACTCTGCGGTCAAGGCCGACCCGCCGCAAGCGGCTTCGGTTGTGTCCTTCGTTTCTCTCATGTCTTATCCTTCGTTCGGTTCGTTGGCGGCGGTCGGCTTACCTGGGGCGTTGGGCACCGGGTCATATTGATACTCAAACCCATCGCACTTGACCCCTTCGTCGCCTCGCATCATTTCCATAGTCAGGCCACACGCGCCCGTAATGATCTCGTGCGGGTAATCCGGTATGAAGTGCGTGCAGTTCTGGCATATGCGGTCGCAGTTACACAAACCGGGGAAACACTTTTCGCAAAACGCAAACGTAACCATTTCAGTGCCCAACAAGTTAATCGAGCGGGACCGTCGCAAGCTCCGGCCCCTCATTGCTGGCGTTAGAGGGCTTGGCCTAGTAGCCGCGCCCGCCGAAAAATAATTGCAAAAAGTTCTTGCGTTCTTTTGTTTCGTGTGTATAATTCAACCCATGGAAGCAACGTTGTTTCCGGTCCGCGCCTCGGGAGATCAGGGGTAGGAGTCCAAAATGTCCAAGACCATCACTGCCAACGTCCCCGCTCGCAAGATCACCTGGGGCGGAAAAACCCAAACCTATGCGGCCTACTCCCGCACCTTTACCCAAGACGACCAAGGCCGCTGGAGCGAGCCTGAAATCGGCGCAATGACCGAGGCCGAAGTAATCGACATCTGCATCAAGGCCACCAACTGGGCCGAGATCAAGGCGGCCCATTTTCCGATGCACGGTTTCCACGCTTAATAGGAGGCGGCCATGACCCATAACAATCGTGGCCGCCTCACCGTCGCCCTGGGCGGCGCGTGGCGGCTCTACAGCAACACCATCCCGACAGGTAGCCGGGCGCTTGGCACCATCACCCGCGACATCGGCGACACCGGGGCGCTGGTGCAGATCGAGGCAACCGGCCTCTTTGTGCAAATCAACGCTGGGGCAGTTCGCACGCTGCCACAGGCCAAGGTGGCAGCGGCCATTGAAGCAGCGCGCGCCGGGTCGCAAGGCGGCCCTGGTCGTGGCCAGGGTGCCAAGGCCGCCGACGGGGCGACGGGCCTCAAGCGGGTCAATGTCAGCCTCGACGAGGCTAGCATTGAGGCCCTGCGCCAGTTCGGCGATGGCGAGTTGTCCTTGGGTATCCGGCGCGCTGCTGCTCATGTCAAGTTCGCTCCACTTCGTTCCGCTGGGACGTGCCTGACGGCCCGCCCCTTACCTCATTGTTAGGTTTCATTGCTGCGCTTAGGTTCTTTGATCGTCTTGAGCATCTTCATCGCCAGTCGAACAGCGCCATGATCGTATTCGTGCCGGATCACCGTACCGTCGTCGCAAGCGTAGTGATTAATTTTGCCGGTGTGCGTCCGAACAGCCGATCTAGTAAAGATCGGCTGACCGTTTATCAGGATGTTTACGGTAATCATGCTTCCTCGCGGTGAAACCTAACGATGCGTTCCCGGCACGCGGCCGGTCAACGCGGTGTTATGCAACTCTGTCCCGCACTCGCTCACGCTTCCATGCAGCGTTCTTCGTGATCGTCTGATAAATCCATGCCTGAGCGTCGTCTGCTGTGTCAAATTCCAAAACGAAATAGCTCCACGGCGAATCCATGATCTCGATCCCGCTCCAAAACGGCCACCACCACGCCCATTCTTCAGGCCGGTAAATAAGTTTTCCGTTGCCGTCACGGTAGGTCGAAACTCTGTATTTCATCGTTTGCTCCGTCGCATAACATTTCGTTCGAGCGGACTGCTACGCAGCCGCTCACCTCAAGCGTTAGCCGCCAACCTGTGTGCCTCTTTCACTGCGGCCCAGATGTTCGGTCCGCGACCACATACATGCTCGCCACGCTCAGATACGTAGATCGTCGCGTACCAACCTTGTGAGTCCTGGTCGATGTTCTGGCAGTGCCAGGTCATCATCGCAACAGTGTGTGGGTGTTGGTCGTCGTTTAGGTAATTGAGGACATCTACCCACTCATGTTCCGTCATGTCGCTTGGGCTCGGGCGCTCCCCAGCTTTCCTCCGTTTCAGCCAATTTCGCAACGCGATATGGCCGTTCATTTTGTCACCCCAAAGTCCGCGTTGTTGTGGTGCGGCAGTACGGTGTAACAACGCTTGGAAGCGCGGAACTTTGCTGCCAGCTTAACCACCTTCCCGCATACCGGGCAGGCTATGCGGCCAGTATTGTCAGGGTTATTGTTGGTCGCATACTCTGTGTATTCTCTTCCACTCGCATGGCATCTGTAATCTAGTGGCATTGACACGGTTTTCTCCTGCTGTTTGCATGTAGTTATTGAATCACACAAACATAAACATTGCAAGGTATTTTTGCATCACGTATACTGCCCGCATGGAACAACCAAAACACAAAGGCGGTCGCCCACCAAAACCAGAGTCTGAGCGTCTAGTGCAACGGTCAATCCGCCTACCTCCTGCGTTGTGGGACAAGATCGACGCCAACGGCCTAGAATGGTTGCGCGCTGTCATCCGTCGTGCTCGTCCACCAGGCGGCTAACACGTCATTCCAGCGGACGGGCAAAAAGCCGCCCGCCCCTGAATTCAGTCGTTAGGCACCTCGTCATAGACGCAACCGTAAAGCCGTGCAAACGGCGTCGGCATATCCAGCCGGGCCCAGAAGTCCAGGCATGTCATAACCTCGTGGCTTCCCTCTGGCGTGTCATAAAAGCAGATGCTTGTTGGGCCATGCGACGTGCTCATCATTCCATGCTGGTTGAAACATCCGCAAAACCCAACGGTGTTCACCCCAACAAACACCGTCTCCCCGTCGCATGGCGGGTGGCCGTCTTCGTTCAATCGCTTCCAATCCATTCTTCTCTCCAAGTGGTTAAGCCGGTGCCCAACCCGGCGTTCGTGCGGGACCGGCTTTCAGCCGGCCCCACAACTCATGCGTTCGGCACCTTCTCCACCAGTTCGCGCACCTTGACCGGGGTGAACGTCCACCCAAGGCCTTTGCTGCGGTCCCTGCGGGTCCGGCACCACTCGCGTGCCTGCTCCCTTGTGCAAAACAAAAGCGCCCTCGTCGGTTCGCCTTCGTATCTGTGCGGTGATGGCCCGTTCCATGCCGCGCCAAGGATCATTGGCGGGTCTTCTTTCATTCCGCCTTTGAATTCAACGCCCCACAAATTTCTAGTCCAAACCATGCTGCCTCCAGGTGCCGAACACGTTGGTCAAGCCGACCCGCGCTAAAGCGCGGTCGGCTTACCGCTGGCGTTAGGGCGCTGGCCGGCGTCGCCACAGACCAGCGCCCCGCAGCTCATTTCTTGGGCTTCGGTTTGGGCTTCGGCATCGGATGCTTCATCGGCTTGTGCTTGCTCATGCCGGTTTCACCTCGTCGTCCGTATACCACTTGTGCACCATGCTCATGCCGTCGAACTTGATGCCCAGGGCGGGCGTCGTGATTTCCACGATGGTGCCCTTCTTGTCCTTGGTCATGGTGTCGTGCTCTTTGCCCGGTTTCACCTGCACGCGGTCGCCTACGTTGAAGCTCGTCGTTGTCGTCTTTGCCATTTCACTTTCCTTACTTAGTGCCTGCAATTAAAACGGCTTGCAGGCTTGCCGTACTAAAATCGCGCCCTAACAATTCATTCAACGCGGACGGGCGATAAAGCCCGCCCGCCGGTTAATTCAGACGTTATGCGCCGCGTTGTATTCGGCCTCGTAGGCGTCTGCCGCCGCGTCCATGCTGCCTTGGTTTATGTGCAATCCTGCCAGCGGGTGCGCCGCATTCTGGTGCTCTTGCAGGTGCTTTATCCAGTCCGTGTCACTCCACCCGATAGGCGTCGGCGGTCTTGCCACATCACCAGTTTGCGATTTGGTGCAAGTTGGCAATTCTGGCAAGTTTTCACTGCTCTCCAC